GGTAAAAGAGGATTACGAGGAAGCTGCGGCAGCGGCGGAAAATCTGGAGCAGAAAAGCAGATATGCCTTAGAAGGTGCAAAATTTGACAGTCAAGAACTGAAAGAAGCTTTTGACGATACGAATGTATCTGCAGAGCAGTTCGGCGCCATGATGCAGGAAGCGACATCGAATAAGATCCGGGATAGCTTCGGGGATATAAAGCTGTCTATGCAGGAAATCCAGGAAGCAGCGAAACAGATCGTGTTTGCGGATCAGGCGGAAGCACTGAATAAATTCTCCGCAGCAGCAGAGACCGCAGACAGTTCTCTTGCTACTCTGCAAAGTTCGTTCCAGACGATGGACAAGTTGAACTGGAAGGCGTCGCTCGGCATGAAGCTTGATGAAGGCGATATATCGGAATATATTTCGGCTGTTGATTCCATGATCGAAAGCTCGAAGCAGTACCTCGAAGACAAACATTATGAAGCGACAGCGGCTATAGATCTTCTGGTTGAGCCGGGAAATGAAACGGATATGACAACAGGGCTAAATCAGATGTATTCGGATCTGCAGTCTAAGATTGAGACTCTTGGCGGCAATCTGAAAGCAAAGGTCAATGTAGCGCTGGAAGATGGAGTGATCACGCTTGACGAGCAGGCAGAAATCACGAATTTGCAGAACCAGATTGCCGATATCACGAACCAGATCAGCCAGGCGGAAACGGAAGCGAGTTTCCAGAGCTTAAAAATTAAATACTCCGGAGCATCACTGGACGCTGACTCTTTCGCTTCTTTGGTATCTGAAATTCAGGCAAACGTGGAGGAAGCGGCATCACAATATGATGAGGCTTTGCAGGTTTCGCTGACAAATCTAAATCTCCAGCTTCAGAATGGAGCGATTTCTCAGGAACAGTTTGATGAACAATTGCAGGCGCTCACCGAAGGGTATCAGGCAAAGATCACGGATCTGTCTGTCAGAGTGGAAAGCTTTGAACTGCAGTCGATTGCAGATGCATTCGGTAGCGAATTGGATGGGATACTTCCGGATCTTGAAGGATCCGTTGCGGAGCGGCTCGGAACCGCGATGCATAATGCTATGTCAAACGGTGTGGATGTGGAAAACTGGGATCTGGCTACAGCGACCGAATGGCTTGATCTGGATGGGCTTTCAGCAGAAACACAGGCAGCCATTACCGAAATGATGAGTCAGGTCGCGGCGTCAATGCCGGATCAGATGACGTCGGCACTGGAGGGAACCAGTGTAGATATGAGCGAAGGCGTAAATAATATGTTGAACTCGTCCATAGAAAATGTGGACTTATCTCCGACAAGTGAAACTCTGGTGAATCAGCTTAACAAGAGCCTTGGAGAGGTTGATATGTCCGAGTCGGGCGCCGGACTGCAGGAAGGGCTTCAAAGTACGCTCATGTCATCGGTCGAGAACGTGGACCTTACAGAGGCGGGAAGTCTAATGAATCAAAAGCTTGGCGAAGCTATGTCTTCTGTAGACATGTCAGAAAGCGACGCCGGTTTGCAGGAGGGATTGCAAAATACGTTGACAGCTTCCCTGGAAAACATTGATCTCTCGGAAGTCGGAGGAATGATGAATCAGAAGCTCGGAGAGGCCATGGCATCGGTTGATATGTCTGAGTCGGGATCCGGACTGCAGGAAGGAATACAGAACTCATTAACCGCTGCGCTTGAAGGGATAGATCTTTCAGAAAGCGCGCAGATGATCAATACCTCTATTGTAACGGCTTTATCCTCAACTGAGGGAATCGATATGAGTGGCTTCACAGCCGCTATGCAGAGTAGCATTACATCTTCGATAGAAGGACTGGACTATTCTGGCGTTACCTCGGCGGTTGGATCTGGAATATCAGACGCTATAACAGCCACGATGGGAACTATCCAGGGATCGATCACAAGTTTGTATAGTTCTGTTGGAGCAGCAATCAACAGCGCGTTTGCGGCCGGATTTACGACGACAACGACCGTGACGATTACGGTTAATTACAAGTTGGCCAATCCATCGGCTACAATTAGTTTTTCTGGCGGTGGATCCGGAACGGCTACTGTAAGCGGAAGCATATCTTCAAATGCCAATGGCGGATTTGCTTATGGTCCGGAGCTTACGTGGTGGGGCGAAGATGGACCTGAGGTAATCATTCCGCTTGGGAGTAAAAGGCGACAGCGGGGCTTGGAACTGTGGGCGCAGGCCGGAGAAATGCTCGGTGTTGGAAAGCACGCTGATGGAGGCTTTATTGGCTCCTCTGGCTCTTTCAATAAAAATATATGGGAGAATACAGAAAGCCTTGCAGAGCCAATGTCAGAGAGCGACAGCGGCACTTCTGATGTTTCGACTGTCATTGACAGCGAGAAAAACTCGGATACCAAAGAAGTAAACCTTAGCGTGACTGTAAATCCGCAGTTTGTGATATCGTCAACAAGTCAGAGAGAAGACGATATCCTGCAAATTATCAAAACGCACATGAAAGAATTGGCAGACGATCTTGGCGGCGAGCTTGCCGATCGCCTGGGTGAAGTTTTCTCGAACATGCCGATAAGTAGTTAAGGGAGGCGCTTTATGGATGTTATTTTAACCGAAGTTGAAAACGGTAAAAGCAAATTTATCTTTCCTAGCCTCCCAGAGGAGGTAAAGGGAACGAATCGGACCAATTATCAGTCTTACGATATTCTGTCCTATGGCGAGGTAAAAATCCCAAAGGGGATGAAGCTTACAGAGATTTCATTCGATGGAATATTTTTCGGAGCAGCGAAAAGGAATGAGTCCATTGTAAAACAATGGATTAAGCCGGCAGAGTGCGAAAAAATTCTGAAAAACTGGCAGGAAAAAGGAACTGTTCTGCGGCTGATGGTCACTGAAACCAATGTTAATATCGATGTTACGATCAGTAGCTTTGAATGTACTGATTACGGCGGATACGGAAATAAGAAATATTCACTGGAGTTTGTGCAATACCGATCCTTGAAAGTTTACACGACAGACGAGCTGAAAATCGTAAAGTTTGTAAAGAAGACGGTAACGAGACCGGCGGCTGCGGCACCATCAAATAAAGGAAGCTACACAGTAAAGTCTGGAGATAACTTATGGAAAATTGCCAGAAAATTCTACGGCGGATCAGGATCAACGTGGACGAAGATATACAGCGCGAATAAATCTGTCATAGAATCAACAGCAAAAAAGCACGGTTATGCAAATAGCGACAATGGGCATTGGATTTTCCCTGGCACAGTTTTTGTTATTCCAAATTAGAAGGAGGACAGGGGAATGATAGATTTGTCGAAGATTCAATACCGCTTTGTCATTATGGACGAAAAGGGAAATCAGTACAATATAAAAGATTATGTGGAAAATCTCGGGTGGGAGCAAGGCGAAGACGAACTCTCCACCCGGATTTCGTTCACAACTAAAAATGAAAAGTCATCAAAAGAAGTGTTTTCGGATATAGCGAAACTCGGGTGTTTGGTCGGAGTATTTGTTTCTGATGGCGTTACGGATGACGAAGTGGCCCGCGGGAACATCATTGATTGGAAACCGGCATACTCTTCGGACGGGTACAAGTTTGACGGAAAGTGTTATGACAAGCTGTACAATCTCCAAGAGAGCCAGGATAATTTCTATTTCCCGGCAGGAACCGGAACAAAATCAGCCGTGACTAAAGTTTTTGATGACTATGAAATTGTTCTTGGATCATATGAGGGTCCAAACGAAACACACGCAAAATTAACATTTAAATCCGACGATCCAGCTAATGTCATCATGGAGATACTGGACGATGCCTATAAAAAAGGCGGCGTGAAATGTGTCGTGCAAGATCGGAAAGGAAAAGCATATGTGGTTCCGTATGCGAACAATAAGACCGTATATCACTTTGCGGCCGAAAATGTAATCAATGCCACACATAAGAGGAGCACTGCAGGAATGGTTACTCGTGTGAAAGTGATAGGTCAGGAGGATGATGATGGAAAAAGCGCGGTGGAAGCTGTGCTGAACGGTAGTACAAAATATGGCGTACGGCAGAAAATAGTTCGAAGGGGAACTGATGAAAGCCTTGAGGATGCAAAGACATCGGCACAGACAATTCTCGATGAAGAGGGAGAAGTTCAGGAGGAGATGACTGTAAAGGCACCTGATATTCCATGGGTGCGCAAAGGGGACCTGGTTCATGTAACGGTTGGAACCATGAATGCGTACTACTATGTTATTGGCATAAGGCATGATGTAGACAGCCGCAGCATGACACTGGATCTTCATGTACCATTCAAAGAATATGAGAAGAAAGCACAGCAGACGGTACAGAAAAAATCTTACAATGTGGGCGATATTGTGAATTTCCACGGCGGAACACATTACGTTAGCTCTTATGCGGGATCCCGTGGATACAACGCAAGAGCTGGACGAGCAAAAATAACCATTAAGAACGGATCGGGGAAAGCCCACCCATGGCACCTGATACATGTGGACAGTTCAAGCAATGTATATGGATGGGTGGACGACGGAACATTTGATTAAGGAGGGATGACGATGGCGTTTGATGGACATGCCGGAACAAACAAACTGGCAAGGACGCTTCATAAAAGAATGAAAAGCATGTCAGACTCTCCCCTTGTTCTTGATTTTGGAAAAATAGAGTCTGACTATGGGCTGATAACAAATACCTTCCCGGTAAAAATTCCAAATGGAGATTATACAGTGTGCCGGCATGTAACAGGTATGTCTCTTGGAGCTTCGGGCGGTAGTCATGGCGGGCATGAATATGGCAACGGTTCACATTCGCATTCCATACCGGTTCCCGGATTATCGCCTGGGGATCATGTGCTTGTGGCATGGGTACAGAATGAAGCGGTAGTCATTGATGTGATCAATTAGGGGAGGTGAAAACATGAACGAAGAAAATACGTTATTTCCCGTGGAGGAATCCCCCGAATTTATCGATGACGGAGATCAATTAGATCGGGATTACCATTATACGGTTGCGTGGGATGTTGAAAAACAGGATTTTGTCCTCAATGGAAAAGGGAAGATGGAGCAGTGCGATGGCGTGGAAGGGTATAAAGTATGGTGTTGCAAAATGGCTCTTACACAGCGATATGACTGCGCAGCTTATCCAGACGAAATTGGAACTGACTTGAACGAGGCTCTGGCAGAGGACAGTGAAAAGGCGGTTGAGTCCGCGATAGAGAGAACAATATCGGAGGCGTTGATGGTGAATCCAAGGACAGAATATGTAAGAAATTTTGAATTTTCATGGTCTGGAGAAGCCGTAAGCGTCTCGTTTACTGTAAAGGGAGTGGATACTGATGAATTCAAAGTTTCGATATGATGATGGGAGGTGAGAAGTGTGAGTTATGAATTTACTCCGCCGGAATTTGTCGATGGTGCAGAACCGGAAGAAATACAGCAGCGTATGATGGATGCGCTTCCGGATGGAATTGATGATATGCCGGGCGGATTCCCGTATGATTTTACAATGCCGACAGCAATAGAAAAATCAGAATTGATCCAGTTTCATCTCGTGCGCACCTTGATGTTAATGTTTCCGCAATATGCATGGGGGAATTGGCTTGATTTGCACGCGGCGGCG